TTACATGTTTTATCATGCTTACCTCCCTTGTAATGGATTCATAAATATGAAGTGAATAGCTATGTATTATAATATTTTATTGCACTAAATGCAATGTCTTATTCTGTTAAAGAAATTTCTTAATTATTATTAACCGGAAAAACAATATTATTAATTGGAGCATGTTCGATCCCAGGGACAGAAAAACTCGGACTTCCCAAGAGGAAATCCGAGTCTTTACTTATTATAGTGAAACGGCATCAGAATCAGGCTTCTTAGTCATATATAATGCAATTGTATCAATTATTTTTATCTGATTTCCGGCATTCCTAACAGCTTCCCTGATCCCCTCATAAAATCTGGTTTTATAGGGCTCTTTTAATGTTATATGCTCCACCTGGGTTCCTGCTAAGTATTCCACATACTCGTCTGCACTTAGAAATCTCTCTTTATTCCATTCCTGGTAGTTTAAGTCTGTAAATCCGTAATTGAGAGCATGTTCGTAGTCCAGTCTGCACGTATACTTTGTTTCAACATAAAAATGCTTTCTGTATACTTCCTCCATCTGTTCATACAACGCTTCATTCCCACTTTTGTAATCGGAGTATGTCATGAACATAGCTAAGATCCCACCGGGTTTTAAAAGGTCAAATATCTTAGGAAATCCAATGTTCTCCGGAATCCACTGTATGGTTGCAGCAGAGTATATGAGGTCAAATTTCCGGTCTCCAAAATTGTGGGTCTCAAAGTCGTCATTCACAATATGGAAATTATCATAAGTACCAAACTTGTTTTGCATGTACTCAGCAAAATTTTCCCCCAGCTCGATCGCCAGATAGTCACATCCTGTCTTTAGGAAAGGCTCCGTGGCCTGCCCTGTCCCCGGTCCGATTTCCAGAGCTGATTTGTGGGTACCCAGATCTGTACGGGTAATTATTTCGGAATAAAGCTCCTCACAATACCTGGGTCTCCATTTATCAAATTGCTCTGGAATTGTGTCAAACGTTTTTCTGAAATCCATATCTTCTCCTTTATAGTCTAAATCTGCCGTACAGCCCCATTCTTAAAATTATCATACCACTGACTCATTTCCTCATCACTGTCTATTTTAAGGATTTTAAAAATCTCATAGGCGAATTCAACGGCTGCGGTTTCATTGGCAGTCATGATCCCTCCGTCTACTACGACCTGAGCGGGGATATAGTGATCTTCACCTTTGTAATTTTTTGCACTCTTGAAATACTCCAAAGAATCTCCCGTATGCTTAACATGATCAAGGAATCCGTGTTTACACAGGAAATAGGTGGCACCACAGATTGCTGCTACTGGAATATTCCTATCGATAAGCTGTTTGACAAATTCTTTTATTTCTATATAATCGTTTTCTTCCCAGGAAAGACCTCCCGGCATAATTACCATAGCAAGGTTTTCATAGGAATGGTAATCTTCAATGGTATAATCAACGCCGGCTCTGATACCGCCCATTGAGGTTTTAGGAAGATTATCGATCGCTATGGTTTTTACTGTATAATCGGAAAATGAATTAATTACGGCAATCGCGTAACTTCCTTCCCAATCGCACCATTGGTGAGTTAATAGAATTAGAACTTCTTTTTTTATAATATTGGTTCCTCCCCCCAGGCTACATATATAATTTTATACCTGTATTATATTTATATTATCTAATAAACTGTCAATTTACAAGAGAAAGCTTTGTATCACAATACATTTTTGTAGGTTTGACACAGTAAGATTACAATGGTAAACTTTGGTTATAGATATTTATAACACATGGTTAAGAAAAAATTATTAATTCCACTATTATTGGGAGAATGTAGTATTATGAAAAAACATATTATTATTTTAGCTTTCCTGGGATTATTTTTGTTGAGCTCCTGTAGTAAATCCTCGTCAACAGAGGGCATTACTAATGAACAAATGTCTCCCAGCTCATTAAGTACAACTAAATCAGAGAATGAATCTAGTTCATCAAACATATCATCTACCCCTTCAACTTCCGACACCGATGTTTTATCCCCTATGCAAACTTTCAAAGCCGTGCTCCTAAATGAACAAACTCTATTATGTACAGACAAATCTCCTTATAATGATTTAGATCATGAATGGAATGGTTACTTGAATGAACTTGCTTATGATTCAAATCCAATAAAAACCCCGCAATTCGCTGTAGTAGATCTGGATGGTGATGGAGTATCTGAGGTCGTGCTGGCGATAGAGGATTATAACGGGTTTATTATCCTGCGATATAAAGAAGGCAACGTATATGGCTTTATTGTTTCATATAGGACAATGTATAATCTCAAAGCAGATGGTTCATTTATGTCATCAAGCAGCTCAAGTGATACTTCCGTGAGCAAGGTGTTGTTTATTGGAGATACTTTTTTTCAGGATGATATGATAAATTCAGTTGGGGGGACTCCTGACATTACCTATTTTAAACATGATATGCCAGTTGATAAGGATACATTTGATAAACACTTAGATTCGTTTGATAGCTTGCCAGATGTAGAGTGGCATGATTACTGTCAACAAGCAATAGACCAATTGCTTGTTGATAGTACAGAAACGAAAGACGTACCGGCAGTATCGAAGTCAGATTCTTACGACAGGCAAAATTATCTGGATACTCTCGCTTATTTAATGGATTTTAGAGCTTACTATAATATCAGTCTTGAAGACCAGGAAGAAGTTAATTTAAATGCCCGCAATTACAAAAATGGCTGTTATAATGAGATGAATAAGATTTTTAAATTATGTTTAGAAAAATTATCTGAAGATGAACTGGAAGTTTTAAGATCCACCCAACAGGAGTGGCAGGAACATTACGATCAAAGACTATCTGAGTATTTAAGTGAGCATAATGCAAATAATATGGAGGATCTTGTAGATCAATCCATGTATTATGAATTGGGTGATATGATGTTAAGGAAAACATTCCTTCTCATAAATCTTTATTATGACTATCATTTTTATGATTGATCCATATTCAACCATTAAAAAGGGCTCTGTGAAAATACTCCATTCACAGAGCCCTAAATCCATATAAAACCAACTCAATCCAGGTTAATAAAAGTCATATTTACATACTCTATTTAGAGGCATTGTCTTTACGATTATTTATTATTGAGCTTGTTTGATCCCACGATTTCCTTAATTAACTTGTCGTCATATATGTGCAGTTAAATACAAGAAAACTACCTGCTGATAATGGATTTATTAATGAAAGTTCTATTCTACCATCATGATACAGAAAACAATAATAAACATCTAGTTTGTCATGCACGGAAACAGCAATTGTACTTGTACCAGCAACTTGCGGAAAACCTGATATGAAATATTGTGTGCCCGCAGATAAAGCCGTTGTAATAGTTACTGTAAGTGCTATTGTAATCATTGCAGTTCCAATAGCGTTACCATTCCTTATATACCCTCCGGATAATGTTCCCCATGTACATGATAATCCAGATGTAAATATACCCGCTATTTGAGTACCATTTGGATGAATAATCATACCACCAGCATCATGATATATTGGCGTAGTTGCTAATATGTTGTTAGACCAACTTGAAAGTTGTGAATTTGTTTCTACTGCAATACCTATATTAAAACCACTACCCGAGATTGAATAAAAGTACGCTTTTGACATAGTATGAATACGTATGGCAGTTCCATTATTTCCCCCCAATGTTGTAATTCCCGACACATATGCACTACTGTTACGAGAAATCGCTATAGAATAATTATTTCCAATTGTATCCAATGATTGTTTTGAAACCGTTGAAATATAAACATTGGACCACGCATTAAAATTACTTCCATCAGTTATTGTTAATGAGTTCATGGTAAATGTACGTGAGGTTTCCGTAACAGAAGAACCGATTGTTAATAGTGATCCTCTTACCAAAACGTGTCCTATGGTTACATTTCCGGATAACGAAAACATTAAGTAACCACTTGTACCAAATCCGGAAATGGTTAAATCTTCATTATATGTCCCGCCAGATATAAATATAGTTGCCTTATACCCATTTAGATCTTTTGGTGCCATTTCTAATGCTTTTGTAATGCTGAAATATGGCCTATCCTGATTACCATCACCAGTTATATCAGATCCTGTATTAGCTGATACATAGATATTGATATCTCCCGTAAGAGGTTTTATGTTTTTCATGAACGTAATTATCTTCCCGAAAAACCGCTTTACACTCTCCCCCGCAGCCGGTACCGGATATTTATCCTCTACGGTTTCCAGAGTTTCAATGACTGTTTCTGATATATCGCCACCAGTTGCATCCACCCGTTCCAATACATCCTGGATTGTAGCCGTTCCGGAAGGATTCACGGAAATATTGAGTTGAGCGGCATCCTGAACAACATTCTGAATATTGTAAATATAAGAGGTAGACGCTACCCCATTGTATTGTGGCATTTCATCTGGCATCTCTGCTGTCACAATAGAAAAAAGGACCTCATGAGTCCCGTCCATTGCATATAGACCAATGTTGTGTATGTAGTAGGTTGACGCAATATCCTCATTACTAAACAGTACCCTGGTCTGAATTATTGTTTCATTAAATACCACTGTTTCCGGATCACAGACTGTTTGCCTGACGCCCTGCATATCCGTCAGACGTTTTAAATCTGCATTTTCCGGATACGCAAAATCGGATGTTTTCGCCTTAGTAATATTCAGCTTAATCTCTCCCGCCAAAGCCCGTGCAATTAATTTTTCTCCCGCAGTCGTCAAAACTGCTTTATTATATTGTCCCATAAAACCTCCTTAAATTGTAATTACCTTAGTTCCACTTACCGTTGATCCCAGACTTAAAACGCCTATAAAATTCTTTGTATTCACCTGCCTGGCGGTAATCTGTAAATGTGCCGGTAAAATATCCCATAGCAAATTGTAAAGAAGATCAACAGCCCCATAACGGTCTGAGGTGATTTTAATATCAATTAAACTTTTTTTACCATCTACCATAACCTCGTATCCATCCACTCCATAAAGCTCCGCCAGACGATCTTTTAAAAACCCTACCGTAAAAGGAACTACCGTATTATATCTCTGCATGATACGGCTTCTTCTGAATTCCAGGCTTTCTCCCTGATAAACAATCCCAAATCTTTTTTCTAAAAGTAAAATAGTTGCTTCATCAGCAGTCTGTATATAACAATTATTCCTCACAGATCGGATACAATCTTCGGCTTCTTCCAGCTCTGTAGCCTCTGTTTCCATTAATTCATTAAACTCAACTACATTTTGAAACCATTCCGGAAGAAGCATTTTCAGATCAACTGCCATTTACCGTCACCTTCCCTAATATCGGCACCTGCTGCAGCGAAAAATCTTCCTTGCATACCACGTCAGATGCCGCACCGTTTATTAATACTTCAGTTACATTTACCACCTCTGGAATATCAAGAATTGCATAAATTATTCTGGATATATACACAGTAACGGCATATTCTATATTCTGGCTTTTCACCATGGTTCCCCATGACTGCCGGACTGACTGAAGATATTCCTCTATTTTCTTTTCTATCTGGCTTTTATAGGCGGAACCTCCGGTAGGTACAGTATTAAGGAACTGAACCTTAAGAGAAATATTTAACTCTAACTCAGTCCCCGTCCCAATGGTGACTTCTGCCCCAATAGGAGCAAGTCCATAACCACTTGCCGAAGGCACTGTTCCCCCTTCTTCCAAAGGACAAATGGTTTCTTGAACTGCACGTATCAGTTCCTCGCCAGCGGGACGCAGATTCCCGTCAAGAATGCTGCACAGTACTGTACCTCCCCCTTTCCATGCCGGATAAACCTGTACTTCTCCTACTCCGTCTATGGCAAGAATCGCATTGCGGTAAGAGGCTATATTACCTCCAAATGAAGCCACATCAAAAGTTGCCAGATACCGTTCCCGCAAAGAACTATCCTTTTCTTCTTCCGTTCCTGCTGATAAAAGTTCAGTAAGCTCTGCAGAAGTCAGCCCGGTGACATAATCAATTGCTATCAACTGGCCCGTATAATTATTTCCGATCTCTCCGGCAGTTTCACATTTCATTTTATAGGCATAACCAGTCTCCGTCTGCCCAATGTATTCTGTTACCTGGTAAGTCAGGTAGCCATCACCTGTAAGGGCAGAGAAACGGGATCCAACCGGAACCGTTCTGTTAAATACACCCTTCTTAACTGCATAAGTAGATGCTTTTCTCTCAATTCCCCGCTCAGCCACCAGTAAGTCAAGGAAATTACCTCCTGCGGTTTCGGCATAAGCATTTTTTTGTACAGAATCCAGATCAAGATACAAGCCTTCCAGATACCAGCTTTCCGGCCCAAGAGCGGTCTGAATCATGGATCCCTCTCTCTTATCTATGGTATCGGGTACACGATTTAGCTGCCTGCTTAATATATTTCCATAAGTTTTATTACTAAAATCAATCAAATTTCCACCTCCTCTGAAAGAGTACCAAACGCGGTCTTTAACTGAAATCCGCATTTTATTGTACCGGTGTCAGTTATTTCAAAGACAAAGTTATCCACTGACAAAAACCGAGAGTCTACGGAAAATGCCTCTCTGATCCGCCGTTTCAACATACTTGTCACATATTCTGGCGGCTTGCCCACCAGTTTTTTTAACTCTCTGCCAAAATTTGAAGAATAGATCTGGTTTTCATACCGTTCCACACTCAATATAATATCAGCCGCCTGTTTCATGGCCTCCAGACCTTGTCCCATTTTTCTGATTGTCCCAGTTCCTTTGTCAACCAGATATGTATCCGTAGGGTACTCCCTCTTCTCGCCTTCATATAAAAATGCACTTGATGAATCCGGCAATGTTGCCATGTTTTTTCTTCACCTACACTTTCGAAATTACTATATAGCTCTGACCGGAGTCGGCTTTTAAGTACAAAACCTTATCTCCTGGCTTCAGACCTTTATTAATTACTACAGTTTCTCCCTGAACGGTAACAGCCCTGAATCTTACATTATCTGTCATCACTGCCACCGGTTCCGTAACATTTAACCTTGTCGCCTCTATGCAAAGTGTAAGAGGTGAGGCCGATATAACAGTCGCATAACCTGTATCAAGTAAATCCAGGGCTCTTGTTGTATCAATAATAATGGATTGCAGTCTTTCAATTAATTCCACCCAGATATACCTCCTTATCAACAATCCTGGCTTCCAGGTTCATTGTGTGTTCTCCGGCGGCAAAGGTGTGCTTTACTTTATCCAGAATTAATAAGTACCTGGTTTTCAGTTCTGGTACATCCTTAAGTTTAAAGTAAGCCATTGCACCTGCTTTTAAATCCGGTGCTCCGCCGACACCGTTTATGGTTATTGTTTTTAATACCCGGTCATAATATGCCATCATAATATTTCCCTGCTCACTGATCTGGGCATCGTTTAGATTCTCATCCACTTTAACAAAATTCTGGAGTAATCCCCATTTTTTAATTGTTGTCTGATCTTTAAATATATAATTGTCTAACTGACCGGTTTCCTTATTTGATTTCACCAGTTTCACCTGATTATAAGTATCTGTATCAATATCTGATTTATAGGTGTAATCGGTTATAACGCTTCCATCTCCAATCAGAATATCTGATTTCATATTCTGGGCTTCCCTAAGGCATAGCTTTCCGAAATCATCATAAAATACAAAGGTTTTTCCAGTTTTGTATTGAGTTAACATAAGTCCATACTCAATGATATCCAGACATGAAGTATTTTCTTTTGTCAGCTTATCAAACGAGTGTCCGGTATTTTCCAGAACACCCGTTTTCAGTTCCATATCCGTTGCAATCTGCTGAATGATTTCCCCAAGAGTTTTATTGATAAAGCTGTAGCTGGCATTGCATTTTAAGTAACGCAGCTGATCATAGGCCGTAACTGATATCTCTCCCCAGCGGTTTTGCTCAATAACAAAAACAAATCCCAGGAAGATTTCTTTTCCATCAACATAAAATTGAACTCTTGCACCTTCTGTAAGGTTTAGGGATTGGTTTTTAAGTAAAGTAAATGTAAGTGTACCGGCACTTCCGTTTCTGTTGGTTGTATAAGTGACGCTTTCGGTCACAGGGGCATAATCAAATAAGGTATTGGTTTCAGTATTCAAAACCAGAAGTTTATAACTCATCCGGTCACCTGCAGCTGATCTGCCTTAATCCAGCCACGGCTTCCCCCAATCAGAATTGGATATGGTCTGGAAGCATCTGGAATAATCCTGGAGACTACAGTAGATAAGTTATTAGCCGTACCAGTCGGCTTATCCCCATAACTGCTGCTGTAATAGGTGCCATTTGCGATGACGGTGGCTCCTACCCTTAGTTCCAAAGCAGGGGATTCGGCTCTTTGTGAATTATCGGATGTGGAGGAACTGTCTGTATTGTTATTATTTTGCAGGGGTATTTTTATAGGTGTGTAATTCCGGTATTCTTTGAATTTAATCTTGTAGTATACGTCTCCTGCTTCCCCGCCCTTTTCCGTTGTTTCAAAATCTGCAATTACTGCACTGATATTGGTATCATACATCCTGCTCCCGCCTGCATTATACCGGCTTATGACAAGATCACATATTTCCTGATTATCCATGGCATCCTTTATGGCTTCCACATAATCCCCTGGCTCCATCCAGTCATGTCCGTATATCAGCGGATCATCACTGTTCCCCGGGAAATAGGAATCCCAGGATACCTCCATTAAAGAAGGCAGCCTGGGAACTATAATTTCACCTATATCCAATATGTCGTAGGTTTTATGATCGGCCGGATATGAAATGGTATACTCCTTTGGATTAACAGGGAATTCTATGGTGTCTCCACCAATATCTGCAAAAAACTTATATCTGTTTCGCATAATTCCTCCTAGGTTACTAATACATTGCTGCTGACTGACTGTTGTACTCCAAGTATATTGTTTAGCGCACCCACCATGGAATCTACATCAGATCCGCCGCCGCCATGTACAGTCTGGTTGATCGTCGCATTGGTCTGTGGTACCGTCAGATTGACAAGGGCTACATACTGCCGCTCTGATAAATCTCTGAGAAGCTTAATGTTTTCATCAGCAATGTTTACATCCTGATTGATTTTTTCTACGCTGCCTACTTTATCGACACCTGATACATTTCCTATGTTATCAGTCATAGATCCGTAGCCATCTTTATTGCCTCCCAAGGTTCCTGTATATTTACTTATTGTTTCGATAGGATCAAATTTCATATTATCGATTTTTTCACCTATTTTTTCAAAGAATTCTCCACTAGCCGCTGCTGTTTCCTTTACATCAATGTTATTCATTCTTTCTATTTTAATTTCATTTTCACCTAAGTTTTCTTTTACCCAGGATTTAACCTCATCCCTGAATCCGGAAACTGCAGATGTAAGATCACTATCAAGCATTGCATCTATGACACCTGCAGCAGTTTCTACAATACCAAGAATGCCATCAAATACATCAGCGAACATTCGGACTGTCGCGCCTAACGGTTCATTCCAAACATTTGCAAAAAATTCAGCAAAGGAAGCAATGACATTCCAAAGAGCAACAAAAATGTTATATCCAACCGCATAGATGGTTCCAAAAATCTGCCCGACCCAACCGCCTATTTCTTCCATTCCAACGCCTAATTTTTGAGCAGCAATAAAAGCGCTGGCCAGAACGGCTATAAATAACAGTAATGGCCAGTTTGCGACAATCCAGGCCCCTGCTGTAGCCAGTGCACCTCCAACAGTTGACAATGCTACCGCTATTGCAGCACTATTTATAATAGCAAGCATTACTCCGATAGCTGCAAGTACTGGCAATATAAATTCCAGATTATCAACTATAAATCCAGCTCCAGTCGTCAGCATTCCAATTACTCCTTCTGCTACATCAGCCAGAATATCAATTGCACCCACAATTCCCCCAAGGGCTTTCTGTGCACTATCACTGTTTAAAAATTCATTAATGTTCTCTGTAACTCCGCTTAGTGAATAAGTTGCCGCATTTTTTATTAATTCCCAAGCATTAGTCCATGTCATAGGCACACTCTTAAACTCTTCGTTTATATTATCCGTTGCGCCAAGCATGGCATTTTTTACAATGTCTGAGGTGATTTTTCCTTCGGCAGCCAGTTTCCTGACTTCTTTTACAGGTTTTCCCATATAATCGGCAATTGTCTGAATAATATTGGGAGCTGTGCCAGAAACCGCATTAAACTGCTCACTTGTAAGCACTCCGGCTCCCAGTGCCTTGGTCAGCTGTTCAGACGCAGAAGCAGCATCCTGCTGGCTGGCCCCAGCTGACTTTAGCTGCTTATTCATATTTTCTGCAAACGCAACAACTTCATCACTGCTGGAAAAGGCATCTCCTGCCCCCTTTGCTAAGGCAGTAACCGCATCTACAGTTCCAAGATAGCTCATTCTGGTTCGTTGGGCAGACTGATAAATGAGTTCCTGTATGCGGCTGGTTTCCTCCAGTTCATTGCTGGCTGCTCCATTTCCCTCAGCTGAAGCGTTTTCAGAAGGGTGAAAGCTTTTGTTCATTCCATTTACACGGGTATTTGACTGAGACATCTTATCTGATAATCCAATCAGCCCTTTTCCTGCTGTTACTCCCAGCGATCCTATTTTTTTAATTGTGTCCTTTAACTTCTTACCGAATTCTACTGACTGTTTTAATCTTATATTGTATTCGTCCTGCTCTTCCTCAGCCTTTGAAGTATTTGCAACCACCTTTTTTATGTTTTCATTGATTTCATTCATCCCTTGAATTGCCACAAACTGGGAATCTTCTCCCATTTTTTCAATTGAGGCAGTAATGCGATCTAACTGCATTACTGTCTCACTGCTTGACTGTCTTATATTTCCGATTATTGCGCCGGCCGCTCCACCCATGGAACGACGCATGGTCAATTCAGTTTTTACAGCAGCCTGACTAATTCGCCCCAATTGCTCCACCGAAGAATTCCCAAGTTCAATGAACCTGGAAAAAGATTCACTGAACTGGTCACTTACTACTAATTCTCCTGTTATCGTTCCCATCGTTCCTCCTCTACTTCTTAGGTCGGCTTTTAATTTCTTTCACCGCCATCTGGAACATTAATATTCTATCGTTTTCCGGAAGCCTGGCAACTTCCCCGGGGAAGCGGCCGTGGTTAACAAACATGTAGTAAGCCAACTGCACGTCCATATCTCCCCCGTTTAAAAGTTTTTTGCTTCTTCACTCTTCTCTCCCATGCTCTTCATGTCATTTAATTCCAGAATCGCATTGGATAAACGGTTATATTCTCCCACACTCAGCATCTGGGAAGGAACCTCCAGGGGATCTTCTGTTCCGTAATATTTACACATTTCCTGATCGCTGAAATCCGGTTCCTGTACACATGCAAGAATCAGTCTTCTGGTATAAAGAATGCTGTCTGTTTTCTCTACCGGAACGCCATCAACCTTAGCTGTTTTGCGGCTCATGCGGGCAAGCTTCTCATTTTCCTTCTGGGAAATAGCTTTGATCACAAATGGGACAGGCTTCCCATCATCTCCTTTAAAACGTTCGGAAATAATCACCTCTTTGGTTACTCCCTCCACTGATGGCTGTAAAAATGCTTTTAATGCACTCATAAAATCCTCCTATTCTCCCAGCTGTACCGGGGTTGAAAATGCGTTTAATACTTCTACGTTAGTAAAGCTGAAAGCAATATCCATTGTTAAAAACTCTGTATCTGCGTCCAGCATGGCAATGGGGAGCTTCTGGAGCTTTACGTTATAAAGAGCTACCGTCTGGCTGCCAATGGAACTGCCTTCATCTTCATTGGTAATCTGAATTGTAAAGTACGGAAGTGCTCCCGTCTTTAAATAAGTTTTCAGCATGTTTAAAAATTCCGGTGTGCCATAGTATACCGTGGCGGAACCGGTAAGGGAAACACCTGATGTCTTTTTCTGTACCAGATTGGTTCCAACCACCTTAAAATCAGATTCCTGAAACTCTGCATCTGCCTGAATTTTCTTTAATCCGAACATCTCCACATTACGTCCGTCTATTACTGCAAAGGCTCTTCCGGCCTTTCCGTTTAAAGCATCGCGTTCTAATAAAAAGCTCATAATCTACCTCCTCCTAATCCGTCAGGGTTGCTGTGATATAAATTTTTTCCACTGCAGCTACCGGCTGAATTGCCAGTGTTATTAAGACTGCATTCAGTGCATTTCCCGCTTCTACGGTCACATCATCAGATTCAAAATTCTGGATTCCTCCATTTGCCTGAATCTCATTTAAATACCCCACAATCCAGGATTTCAATAAGTCCCGGCCCGTTGCGTTGTTCTGAGTCTTCCCAACAAAGTTCTGGGAAAAATTCTTATAAATATCGCTGGTAAGAGTATCAGCAGTCCGAATTACCTGGTTTAAGCTGAATGCTTCTCCTTTGTTTGCCGTGTAAGAAGTAAGTGTATTAATATCTGACACAATCTTAACGGAACCAAATTCTTCAAAAAATACAATCTGCCCTTTGTCCAGCGCTTCATCAATTTCTGCTGATGTCAGACGCGGAGATACATCTGCTGCGTTGGGATACTGGGCATAAACCAGAGACTCCGTATATTTTGCTCCTGCCTGCACACCGCCAACCCACCAGGTTGTCTTCAGTGGAGAAAGTGTAGTTCCATCTGTGAGCACCACCCCGTTTTTAACAGAGATGACTGCCTCAGTATCACTTTCAGCACCAGACATAACTGCCTGACACTTCCTTCCTGAATTTTCACGCATCCGTTTAATAAAGGCTATGTATACTTCCTTAATTGTGCTGTCAGCGCCGTCATAGATAAGAATCTGAAAATTGCGGGATTCCAGAGCAGTTAAAAAGATGGAGTACTCTGCATTTTTTACTGTACCATCGCTGCCTCCTGTTAAAGAAGTCCCTGCGGAAGCTGCCAGGTTACCGCTACCGGAAAAAGTAACCCAGTCGTTTCCTTTTAAATCAGAAGCAGTTTTTCCTGTCTGAGTATTTTTTACTGATCCCTCTACAATGGTTCGTATTACATAATTACCTGACTCATCTGGGTCCTGGGTAAGTGAAACGGAAATATCATTACCACGTACACCCTGATATCTTGCAGTAACAGTAAGCTCACCAATAACAGCGTTGGCTTTTGCCGAGCCTTCTGCAGCCGGACGGTAAAGCATAACCTTTGCAGGTCCGCTTGTACGCTCACTTCCTTTAAAAATCTCTCTTAAAAACAATGACTTATCACTGGTTGCAGAGTAACCAATGTAGGACGTAAAATCGTCCCCGGCAGTGATTGTCATAAGTTCTCCTTCTGGTCCCCATGACAATGGTTCACAAATTGCTACAATTCCCCTATCCCCCACTTTAACCGACTGCTCCATACTTGATTTTACATTAATGTAAACACCCGGCTGCTTTTTACTTTGTGATGTCCATGTTCCTCCAGCCATTTACTTTTCCTCCTTATTTTCGAAAAATTTATCAAGAATTTCCTTTGCTTCTTCCAGTGT